CAACACTCACACTGAGCTTACAATGGGGGGGCCCCGGAGGTAGACCAACGCAGACAGACACCCGGGGGGATGCTCGCCGTGGCTTCCAGGCACCATGCTGGCCTGCCAACGGACTACGCTGGTCATGTCAGAAGAAGAAAGGATTGCTCCCCTACACGGGACCTCCATCTTCGACACCAGGGGAAAGCCGATCTTCTGGCTTACAA